CCTGTCAACCCCCAAATGGTATCGTCTTGTACCAAGTTATGTTTCAGTAATAGTTTGAAAAAAATCTACCTCTAAATAAATACACACCCAACGAGTGATTAGTAATGAGAAGAATCCTTCCATTAATAATGGTTTTGATGGCAGCACCTGCAGCAAATGCAGGAGGGCTGGTTCATAAAATGTCCTCAAGTGTCCAACTTACTGTAGATAGTGCAAGAACCACTGCGACTAGACTGGGTTCCCAATACAGTGTATCTGGATCGAACGTAAATACTACGGACGGTAGCACAGCAGGAACTGTTTCTGCTGGAACAATCACCAGTGGCATCTATGCTCCTGGTACGATTGCAGCAACCCAGGCAACTAATGGAGAAGCATTCTCCTTCAGTTCTTCTTACCTTCAAGGTGATGCAGTTCCAACTTCAGCTGCTTCTGTAGGTGCTGTTGGCAACTTCTCCAGTCAGACTTCCTATGCATCTGGAACTGCTGGTGACCTGGCAGGTACTATCGCCACTGACGGTGGTATTAGTATCACGGCTGGCGGAGCTGGTAGCACTGCTGTTGGACAATTCGTCTCTGAAATCACGGTTATTGACTAATGGATAGATTACAAGAAGCAATCGGTCTCGGATTGGTTCTTGGTGTTATTCACGGACTGGTTCAATCTGCTGGAGCAGTCCCGGTGGTCCCGAACTTCACACAGGGCTCGATGACCAGCCACACAGAAACGACATCGAAACAAACTGAGACAATAAATTCTATAGACTATGCAACAGGATGGCAATATTCAGTTTCGGGAACAAACGTATCCAACAACGGAGCGTCACTTCTTCCCCCAACAGTGAAAAACAATGTAAGCGTGACTCCTCTGGGAGGAATCGAAGGACAAGTCGTAAACTCCACAACTGGACTAGACTTCTCCAACTCCAACTTCACCATAACAAATCCAGGGGAAGCATTCCAGTTCACCCAGACTTACATGGGTCCAGGAATGACAAACCAAACTGTGATCCAAAGAACAACAGAGGTTACATCAGTAACCGACACAACAAGTATCTTTACCCAGTAAAAGCACTATGCCTGTCTGTCCTGAGTGTGGTTGTAAGTGCCCCGACTGCGATTGCAGCGGATGTTGGGGGTGTGAGTGCAACCGCAAATCCAATCGCGAATAGCTCTGGCTCAGTGACGAACCAAGCTATTCAGGTGTTACAAGGTCCATACATCACCAATCAATATGGTGGAGGAGTCGCCTGTCAAGGACCTACTGCTAATTTCACACCTTTTGTTACTCATTCACGTGGATATAAAGATCCATTTGAAACAAGATACATGGAACCACAATACGATGTCACTGACTTTGAGGGTCGTATGGTTGAAGTTCAAAAGAACGTAAAGAACTGGCCTTGGGAATCTTGGTACGATAATAGAACTTACACTAATGCAGAGGGTGAAGAGGTTCGTGCCTATGAAGATGGTGCTGATATGACTATCACTGTCATGGAGATGACAGGGGACGGTATCCCTGACAATCCTGGTGACGTGATCTGGGAAAAACCGATTAGAACAGGTCAGCAAGATAATTACAGTACAAATATTGGTTTCTCTGCAACGCTGTCCTTCCCTCTTGATGGTGGATTGCAGGAGCGTTGTAAGGCAGCTGCCGAAGGACAAATCGAAATGCAGCGACAATTGATTGCTAACAAGCGATTAGATTTTGAGCTTGCAAGACTTAAAAATTGTGGACAATTAATGCAGCAGGGTATCAGTTTCAAACCCGGTACAAAATATCATACTATCTGTGCAGACGTTTTAGTGCAAAATGTGAACACTGTGGCACAACATTCACATACTATTCCTTCCCCTTCAACTTCCGTATTGCGTGGTTCCGCACCCTCTGTTCAGAAATCCTCTCCGAACGTGATTGTACCGGGAGCTTCTTACCCCGTAAGGAAGCAATCTTCTTCAATACCTTCTTCACAGTCGGTTTCACCGCTTTTAACACCAAGTCAGCAAGAGGTTTTGCAAGCAGTGCCGAGGTCGTTGCCACAACAGCGATAGAAGCGGTGGCAGTAACCATTGCTGGTGATGGGAGTGCCTGTATCACCTGATCAGGTACGCTGAGTTTCTCCTTCACCGGCAAACATTCCTTGCCAACTCGTCTATATTCAATAATTTTCTGTGTACCATTATCCACAATGGTGCCAACAGGTTCTTTTAATGTCTGTTCTTCTGTCGGACACGGTGGCAATGGTGGTGTCTCAGCAGGAGGAGGTGTCTCTACCTTCGGTTCTGGTGGTTTATATGGCGGGGGATCAGGTGCTTTATATTCTCTCTCAATATTCAGTCTGTTTGGATCATAATCAACAGGGTTGAAACTTGGTGTCCCTGCATCACAATATGTCTGTATGTTCTTTGGGTCCTCATCTTTCAGAGATAAGTTCTCATCGTTGTCTTTGTGTGCCTCTACGCAGCCAGGTATATTAACAATAGGCGTTCCTATCTGTTCAGTGACAGGAGGATAGATCGGCAATGCCTGAGGAGGTTCTTTCATCCACCCAGGCATTGTCATGACTCTTAAATCACGAATATCACTGATACGAATCACCGTATCTGGAATGAAAATCTCACGAATTTCCATCAGCAATCAGTAAAGATACCACCAACAGTTGATCCAGCAGCTTCACCTGCCTTCTGACCGAGCAGTAATGCCCATCCAGACGCTAACCAACCGACGTATGGGATACCAGTGACAGCAGGTACGGCAACACCAGCAGCAATGCTAGTTCCTGCCATTGCACCTTGACTCCGTGCGCCAGCGTCCGCCGCTATGCACTCTGCGCTTTTCGCATCGGACTTTCCCAATTCACCACCAGTGCCTCCTTGGGTATTTCTATATCCCTCAGCGGTGTATTCATCGATTCTCCATTCTTTTCTAGTCTCATCAACATAATTTTTATTTCCAAAGAAACCACTCTTGGATTTTTCTACGTCTAGATCCAAGGTACGTTCAGATTTTAACGTCTTCGGATCATTTGCATTGTACCTAATAGAATACCCCTCCTTGCCTACGTTTACATCGTAGGAAGAATAGGGTCCAGTAGGTAAATTAATCGATGGCATCGGAGTTCTCTGATTAGTAGCATTAATCAGATGACCTAAGACACCAATGTGTGCAATAGCAACAACGCTACCCAATCCAAGGGCAGTCCATTTGAAATAATTCATGGCATTTGTAGCGGAATGGCAGGTCCAGTTGTATCTGGCAGCGGCACAGAATCGTCAAGGACACCCATAACGGAATCTACGACAATCTCCTGCAATCTTTCTTTTGCTTCCTCTCTAAGTTTGTCCTGATTAACATAGCTGTATACCAGAACGCCAGTGAGAACACCAGCAAAAGTAAAGTTAAAAATAACTAAGGCATTTAGAATTTTCTGCATGATCACATCTTGTAAGTTTCATCTGAGGTAACGATCTTGATTGGACCTTGCTCTACTCTAATGGTCTGAGTAGGTGCAGTTTGAGCTGCGGCAGCAATTAGTTTTTCAAGATCTGCTTTGGTGATTGCACCAGCACCACCAGCAGCGGCAGCACCATTAGCACCATTCATTTTCATAGTGCCATCATTAGATTTTTTAGCCGTTTGAACCCCGAACGTAGCTAAAACCCCAGTAAACACGCTGGCTATGAAAGTCGGATCGATCTTCTGCTGTGGCAATCCAGGGATCGTCACATAATTAAGGGTAAGAATACCACCAGACCAAATTAAAATACCTAATCTTACCAATGTGCTGAGGACTGCTAGTTGTTCGTCAGCATCCTCAACTTTATCTTTGAGTCTACCAAGAGGACCTTTCTTTTTCGGTTCTTCCTTCTTTACTTCATCAGACATATAAAGCGGCACAAGGCAGCTCTATTTAGTAATATATCCTTCTTTGACAAGATACTCACGAGTTAGTGGTGTTGGATCATAAATCTCCCACATAGCACCAGTGGAGCAAGCATCCAATGCCTTAGCAGTCATACCCTCAGTTTTTCCTGCCCAGGTTGCTTCTTTTTCCCATGGCCATGCAGACTTAGGATATGTTTTTTCTGTGATCGATCTCCAAATCTCAGGCACTTTATCTTCTGGAAGAATAAGGGCAATCATGCTATTGTCAATGGTTCCTGCCATACAGTCTTGTGCAACGTGCCACCCTTCATGACGTGTGACACTCATGAGTGTGCCTTGACGATGCATGAAAGCATCATTCAAGAAGAAGTTGTTACTCACTGTATGATAGACACCGCGATTACCAGGAGGAAACCACTTAGAATCTGCTAGAAATACCCCAACTCCGATCTTACGAAGTGATTCAACCATGGAGTTGAACTCGTCAGCAACAAGAGAATAATCAACATCGGGATAACTATCCTTAATGTCTTGAATACTGTTGACTGATCTAACATTTTCCGTACATTCCCGAAGCAACATACATCCCATTGCTCCCATGGTGAAAGGTTCTACCTTTTCATGTGCCTTAACAGTCATGCCATGACTCATGCCAAGCAGGAGACCACTAAGAATTACGTTCCGAAGTCGCATAATAAGCCTCAAAGTATTTTGCAATCCCAAAACTAGTTTTATGTCCCTGCGACACCCAGTCGTGGGCACATTCAAAGATAGATTTGGTTGAATATTTAGGGATTACTCCCTCCATTTGTCCACCATATTTTGCAAGGAGAATCTTTAAAACCTCTCCACGCAATTTTAGTTTGTCTTCACTGTAACGCCAATCATCGGTGGACATTTTCTGATCCACCCTGAAAGTTTTCGGATCCACCAATGGGATCGAGTTGCAAAGTAGTGGCAGCATTTTTAGTTGCCATCTCATACATCACTTGATGAATGTCCTCAGGTTCAACGGAGTGAGTTTCTTGATGCTGTTGTTGTTTGATGAGAGTTTCTTGCTTCATATAATCCTGATTGGCATCAGAGATAGGAGCAGAACCAAACCACTCATCATCTTCAAGAACCCTAGGAGCAGGAACACCAGTGTAACCAAAGAATCCATACCCCTGGGTAAAATGTCCAGGACCACATTCTTGAATTGGTGCTTCTAGATCCTCACATTTTACTGTTACTTCATCAATAGCACATTCAATCTTCTCTTCCCAAGTACCGGATGCCTCAGGAGAGAAAAAAACTTGACCTAATGTTTCCTTGATTTTGTTGATCATTGCCAGTGGTAGTGAAAGAAGTTTCCTTTGGGGTGACACATTGGATCTTCGGATGGCACCCTGTAAGGTAGCATACGTTGTCCTTTGAAATCAGTTCTGTCACCGATAATACTGTATGCAGAAAGCATCTTACTAGTATCCAGTAAGCGAGTGATTGTAGAAGTCTTAGCAACTGGACGACGGTATGAGAAACCTTCGTATTGACCAGGAGCATACACTACATCAGCAACAGTATTGGGATAAAAAGGTGACCTAACTCTATTTAATATAGAGACAGCAACACAGTATTCGTCCATGGTGTTTGGTGCTGCCTCAACCTGCACTGCCCTGGCTAGATGATCATAGTCAATCGGCGTCAGTGCCAGGAGAGTCTCCAAAATCATGATAGTCTTTCCGATAATACCTTCCGAGGATGTTGCTATTATAGTAGGCAGGTGTGCCGTCTGTCAAGCACTCCGTCAGGACGCTGTTGAGGAAGAGTTGTCTGGTCTCCTCAAAATTAACTTTTCCTTTGGTGGGTTGTATTGAAAGTATTTCTCTTCGGAATTGATCATTTCCAAGGAGAATTCGTTCTTGATTAAGTTCATCAGAGCTCCCGTAGTATCGCTTCCAGTCGCTCTCAGACTTGACTCTCCGATTCTTATTTCTAGGCTTTCTGAATTGCCAAAAGTACTTACGTCCGATGTACTGTTTGCCTGTCCGCACATTTGTAATCCGATAGACAAAACCGAAAGCGTCGTTAATGTTCTCAGATAGAAAAGGGTGTCCGTTAAACATCCAGGGATTTTCATAATCAGTCTCTATATTCTTCAAGGATATCCAAAACTTGGTTCAGATATTTATGAGCAAGATTGTTTTCCCAGTCACCTCCATGATAAGGAGTGCGATAGAGTTCATTCTTCAATTTTTCAACGCGAACTTTCATTTCGCCTTTGGTCAGTTGATTACGAGGCATCAGAGTTTGTTATTGTGAAAATGTTTTTCGTAGTCTTGTTTCATTGCTTGGAGTGCCCAGGATCCTGAAAGGGACTTGGGTCCTTCGGTAAGCAGTTGTACCTGTGATTCAGATAGGATAGCACCTTTCCAAGCGAGATACGCCTCTCGCCATGTGCCGTGGTCTTCATTTTCGATTAACATCAGAGACTAAATCCAGCGAATGTGTCCTTCTTGACATCTTGTTTGATGCCACCCACCAGATAGGACTCTACCTCAGTCTCCTGAGGGGCAACTTGAAGACCCTTAGAGGAGATCCAGTGTTGCGTCCAAGGCAGTGGGTTATTCTTGGCAGCGATGTCATACTGTGGCTTCATACCAATCGCTTTGAGACGACGATTGGCAATCCACTCGACGTATTGGTGCAGAAGTTTGTCATTCAGACCAATCATGCTACCATCTTTGAACAGATATTGTGCCCAACGCTTCTCTTCGTTGACTGCACGATCAAAGAGAGCATACATCCATTCTTGCTCTTCCTTGAAGATCTGCTTCATCTCTGGGTCATCACCCTTTGCCCAGTTGTTTAGGATGTTTTGAGTCAGAACTAAGTGCTGGTTTTCATCCCTGGCGATGAGGGATATAATTTTAGCACTCCCTTCCATGAGTTTGAGCTCACCAAATGCAAATGAGCAAGCGAATGAGACATAGAATCGTATGCCTTCCAAAACGTTGACATTTGCGACTGCTCGGAAGAGTTTCCGTTTGAGTTCATACCTGGTTTCTTTGAAAGATCCGGCACCGTCAATCGCATGTTGCCATGCGTTAGATGAACCATACTCTTGTGCGTCCTTGATGAAGTCGTTATACGCTTCTGTGACGCTGCCAGCACGTTCTAAGATGCGCTGGTCTGTAAGAATAGTATCAAACACCTCACTGGGGTTTGAATAGACGTTCTTGATAATATAAGTGTAGGAGCGACTATGGATCATCTCCATAAACTCCCACACAGTCATGGCCGCCTCCAATTCAGGCAGAGAACAGTAAGGGATGAATGCCATCCCCGGACCTCTACCCTGAACACTGTCCAGCATAACTTGATACTTCAAGTTAGAAGTAAAGATATGCTTCTGCTCGGGACGTAGTGATTGATAATCACCACGATCTTTTTGTAGGGAGACCTCTTCTGGTCTCCAAAAATAACTCAACTGCTGAGTAGTAAGTTTTTCAAAGACAGGATACTTATACGAGTCATATCTTTGAACGCCAAGGGGAGCACCAAAAAACATTGGTTGCTTCTTTGTATCCACTTGGTTCGCATTGAAGACTGTCATGCCTTCTACCTTTCTATCTTCTGTTGTGTTGAGTTTAAACTGCACAGGATTCACACTCCCCTTCGTTTGCGTTTTCTAATTCCGACATTAATGCTTCAAGTTTGGCGCTTTTGTCTTCTACTTCATCAGTCTTTTGATCGTGAGTGTTCTGATAGTAGGACGTTTTCCAACCGTACTTATATGTAGTAAGCAGGTCATTTGCCATCACGGATGTTGGCACCTCACCATCGGGATAGTTCTCAGGATTGTAAGACCAGTTGCCACTGATTGCTTGATCAAAGAACTTCTGCATCATAGCAACAACGTTGATGTAACCCGTGTTGTTAGGCATATCCCACAGAAGAGTGTAATTATTCTTCAAGTGAGAGTACCCCGGAACAATCTGTTTAAGAGGCCCCTTCTTCGACTTCTTAATGGACAAGTAGTCGCGAGGAGGTTCGATTCCATTTGTTGCATTTGACACAACGGAGCTGCTCTCCGAAGGCATCTGTGCGGACAAAGTGCTATGTCTGAGTCCATGTTCCAAGATAGATGCTCTAAGAGATTCCCAGTCATGTTGCAACTCCGGGTTGGCAATACCATCTACATCCTTCTTGTATGTATCGATGGGAAGAATTCCATCTGAATATTTCGTGCGTCCAAAATACTCACAGTAACCTTTCTCTTCGGCAAGTTTATTAGATGCTTTGAGGAGATAATACTGGAACGATTCAGACAGTTTGTGTACGGCGTCCCAGGCGTCCTGTGACCCATAGTTGAACCCAAGTTTGGCAAGATAGTGTGCCAGACCAATAAATCCAATACCAAGGGAGCGACGTGCCCTGGTGGCGATCTCTGCTGCCTTGACGGGATACTCTTGATAGTCAATCAATTCATCCAGAGAGCGAACAGAAAGGTCACAGAGTTCTTCTAGTTCACTATCAGAGTTGACTTTACCCACGTTGACAGCAGAGAGAATGCACAGAGCAATTTCACCAAACTCATCATCGATATGATTGAGAGGGACAGTGGGGAGAGTGATTTCCTGACACAGGTTACTCATCTCCACCTTGTCTTTGAAGGATGAGTGAGAGTTACAGTGGTCGATATTCATCAGATAGATGCGACCAGTCTCTGCTCGCTCTTTCAGCAGGTCTAGAATAAGTTTTTGAGCACCAATAGTTTTGCGTGGAATAGATCCATTAGATTCATAACCTGTATAGAGATCATCAAAAGCATCAGTGCCAAAAGCATCGTAAAGACCTGGGACATCGTGAGGACTGAATAGGCTGATGTCTCCATCTTGGATGAATCGCTCATAGAAGATCTTGCTGAGTTGGATAGAGTAGTCAAGTTTTCTTACGCGATTGTCTTCTGTACCTTTATTATTTTTCAGAACGATGATGTCTTCGATTTCTTGGTGCCAGATTGGGAAGTGGACAGTTGCTGAGCCACCACGAATTCCATTCTGTGTACAGCATCGGACAGTCGATTCAAACTTTTTAAGGAATGGTACAACACCTGTGTGTTGAACTTCTCCGCCTCTGATTTTACTGTTGATGCCACGGATTCTGCCTGCGTTGATACCGATGCCTGCCCTTTGAGCAACATATCGCCCAATAGCCATATCAGATGTAAAGATAGAATCGAGGGAGTCATCAACATCAACAAGCACACAGCTAGCAAACTGTCGAAGTGGAGTTCGCACCCCTGCCATGATAGGTGTGGGAATGTTGATTTTGTGCTTTGAGACTGCGTTGTAGTATCTTCTGACATAATCGAGTCTGGTTTCCTTCGGATAGTCTTGGAAGATTGTCAGAGCGATCATGATGTACATGAACTGAGGTGATTCGTACACCTCTCCGCTGCTACGGTCCTGCACCAGATACTTATCAACTACTTGACGAAGACCAGCATAGGTGAACAGATAGTCACGGTGATGGTCTAAGAATCCGTCTACTTTATCAATTTCTTCCTGTGAATATTTAACAAAAATCTCCTTGTCATACAGGTCTTTGTATGCAAGATCTGTAATATGATCCCTCAGGGTAGGCAGGTCTTGGATCTTTCCGTAGAGTTGCTTTCTAACTGAGAAAAGTAAGAGTCTTGCCGCGACAAACTGGTAGTTAGGATGATCAAGATCAATAAGATCAGATGCAGACCTAATGAGGATCTCTTGAATTTCAGCAGTGGTGATGCCATCGTAGAACTGAATACCTGACTTCATCTCAACTTGACTCGCAGACACCCCTGCAAGACCCTCACATGCCTTATCAACCATGATATGCATCTTATCTAGATCAAGAGACTCAATTCTCCCGTCTCTCTTTTTAACCTTAGTGCCGTTGCTCATACCTTTTTCCAAGTAGCGAATTTAAGTTGTGCTTCCAACCCAGAGTATGTGTTGGATTCTACCAGTTTTTGAACGTCATGTCCATTCATGACCATATCATTAATGTCCTTCTCCTCAATATGAGAAGGCCAGATGACTACGGAGTCGCCTTTATCGATCGTTCGACCGATTCGATTGACGATCTCTCGATTGCGGGGTTCATTATCATATATCCAGCAGCAATCGTCAATCCCCCAATCACCGAGAACAGCGTCAGCTCCACACATAGCAATCGCGTTGCGAATGAACGTGCTGTCAAAGGGTCCTTCTGTGATGTAAACTCTTTCATTTGTGTCAATTGTATCTAAACCATAAATTTTTGGGGCATCATCGTCAAGCATGACGGTGATATATTTAACCTTGCTCTCACCTAGGGATCTGCCCTGAAATCCAACTAAGTTATCATTATAAAACAAAGGGATGACGATACGTTCTTCCTCATGTTTTGTGCTTTCAAACGTAGGTTTGAGAGAGTTTGCAAACTTCTTAAACCTCTCTGCATAGTAAAATCTAGATGGGTCTAGTCTTCTAGCCATCAGATATCCAGATGCTCTGGGATTCTCTACTGCCTTAGGCAGTTTCAGTCTCTTCTTGAACTTAGGTGCCTCAAATTTCAACTGAGGTTCTTCGGCAACAAAATTCTTCCCAGTAAATCCCTCCTTGAACTTCTCCATGGTGTATTGCTTATGGAGAGATGGGTCAACCTTCTTCAAAAAATTGTTGAAGGACATCGAAGCACCACAATTATGGCACTTGAAGTTAGTATTTGCCTTTACAGGATAGATGTAACCCCTGGTTTTGTTCTTATTCTTCTTAGAGTCACCACAGATTGGGCATCTAAAATTGTATAGAGTGGGTTTTACCTTCTTGAATTTTTCTAAGCGAGTCGAAAGTAGACTGATATACTTAGCGTCAACGTGATCCATTAACAAGGGCAACCACTGGGGCAATCATAGCATCATTTGCCCCAGTTAGCAACGGTTTGACCATTTTAATTGCTTGTGGATTGGTCAGCATCAATACTGTTCCCAGTGCTCCGATGCCAATCCAAAGTTTCCGTTCCAATAATGCAAGTCGTTTAGTAACGTTGTCATGATCGAGGTCCATTTTATCACGTAATTTGTCGATTTTATCAAACAGAACTTCGTCGATCTCTTCTTGCTTTGATATTCTTTCTTCATGGACGGCAAGCATCCTAGACACATTGTTATTTACCTCAGCAATTTTTTCAATCGCTGAGTCTAGTCTGTTGACTAGTGTCTCAAAGTTTTCAAGTCTTTCTTCTAGGACCGCAACCTTTACTTGGTCATCCATCTCTTGCGGCTCCCGATTCCCAATGAGAGATAGTTCTTTTTCTTCTTCTTTACCGGGGGATCATCACCTGCTTCCTTAGTTCCAGCAATGTTTCCACTACCAACATTCACCGTAGGAGCACCTTCCTCGCGGATTATTTCAAGTATCTTGCTCAGAATCTTGTCTTTCATTGTACTCTAATTGAAGCAGTCTGAAACATTCCAGATCCACATGAATGTCATGAATATAACTCTTAGGAGTTTGAGGAAGTCTGTTCAAGAATATTAAAAAAGACTTCATTGTTGACCAAAGTTCTTTATCAATCTTGTAAAACAATAGAGGAATGGTTGCATCCCCAAAAATGTTGAACAGAATGATAAAATGATTAACCAAAAGGTGAGATTTTAGTACCCCAGTCTTTTTGAAGCGTTTCAGCAGTCGTTTGACATACTTGAAACGCTTCAAATCATCTAGAAAATCTTCTTTGGTTACAGAATGTGGGTTTTCATAATGACGTATGGCGAAAAGCATGTAGTTGTCATCATTTAATTCACGAAATATCATGCGTCATCATGCTTTGTAATTAGGATATGGTTCGTTACCAGTCTGAATACCAGACATTGCAACCAAGACCTCAGTCTTGACTCTGAAATTGCCGTGGTTATCAGTGTAAGTCTGAACACCAACCCAACCAGAGTGAGCAGGACCAAATACACTATCCGAAGATGGCATTGCAGTAGAACCAACACCGAAGTATCTGGTGCTAGAAATGGAACCAGCAGACTGAGATACAGCAGCAGGATCTTCGTCGAGAGAACGTGGTGCTTGTGTCAGAGAATAAGCAACACCAGCAACAGCACCAACAGCATCAGGAATGATGGCATCAGTATTAGCGATAGAGACCAAACGGGTGCTACTCACACCAACAATCTCAGCAAATCCACAGGTCGCGCCAAGACCAAGTTTAATGATAGGAGTGTCCGTTCCAACACCAGCAGTGAATGGAGCAGCACCAATATCAACAGTTAAGTTCGACAAATCAACCGTGGCGATACCTGCGGCGACCGATTGAAAATTGTCTCTATCTCCCCAAAGAGCCATGTCTTTCCCTAATAAGATTTTCTATAAAGATATTTATAATATCACTCACCCTCGCGGGCAGCGATTGCTTTACTAACAACCTCTAAAAGTTGATCGTCCATGTCGGTCTTGGTCAGCTTAACCGCTTTACCCAAGATAACAAGACAGATCTCAACCATCTTCTCACCGAGTTCTTCATTCTCTGGAATTTGGTTAACTGCATCTTTGATAATTTTTGATGCTAATGGAAGTAAAAAAGCGAGCATGATCTGATAGCAATTACTATCTATATATCAAACTAACGTTCCGAGAGCACGTCTAATTTCACGAAGTTCTTCAAAGTCTTTTTGCTTGGTGCCTCCATCATATGCCCAGGCATATCCTTCATCAATCATTTGTTCATTGAGGGACACGTCTCCGTCCCCAATATATAACCAGCCAAGAAGACGCCCGTATTTGCCAACACCCCCAACAAGTTCAGTCCTAATAACAAGATCATCATCACCAGCCACCGCACCTTCCAGTTTTTCTTTGAGCCAGTTGGTTGCATGAATACCTAACTCCTTTTCTTCCAGGTCTCTGGTTCTCTTTTCCGGCGTATCAACTCCTGCAACTCTAACTCTTTCTTTCTTGTATAGATCAAACCCAAGATCAATGGTGACATCAATAGTATCGCCGTCAAGAACACGGTTTATCTCCACTACTCGGAAGTTGTAGCAACTCTTCCTGTTTGGGGGTGTCATCGCTCCCATATTCTCTCTCATCAGTGCCTAGTATATAGACGATGACATAGAAAACTCCCGCAAGAAGTATGATTAAACTAATAATCACACTCCAAACGGGATCGTTTATATCTTCTAGTGGTCTAAGTATGAGATTCATGGCGATTAAATGGTTCCCAATGTTGCCATCCATACTTATGCACTGCCCACATTCCTAGAATCGGAACGAAGACTAGGGCATACCCCATAAGACCTAACGCCCATGGAGTCTGCATTGTATGTCTAACCAGGAGCTGAACGTGTGCCATCTTGGAAATACTCGGGTAAGGGACAACCTTTGAAATCGTTGATTTCATCTACCGATAATACAAACATGGTCACAAAACCAAGGCAAAAAGCAAAAAGCATCTGAGGAAAGTTGTAGTTCCCCATATGAGCAGTGGGATCTGGTTCATCATCATGAGGATGAATGTGTTTAGAGATCTTCTCTATTACCTTTTGTCTCTCCTTTTCCTTGTCATCCATGTCAACCTCGGTATCTACCCGGCCATGTTAACTGCATTGTAAGAGTTAGCAATGTAATAAAAGAGAATGCAAACAATGTGCTCATGCTGGATAATCCCACTTAGTAATGTTTTCTG